AGCTACCTCACATGTAATATTATTTATTCTTCCTGGAGCACTTAATAAACTATTTATAGACTGCCCAATATCCCCAAAACTGTTACCTACAGCGGAGTTTGGACAACCAGAAATTGTTCCATCAGCATTGACTGTGAAGATCTTTTGCTCGCAGTCTCTACAACGAACCCCACCATGAATGCCATTCGTTATTGAAGCGTAAACACCCTCTAAAAGAACATCATGGTATTTTGGTTTTATTGACTGATAGGTCTCATGCATCCTGATAAACCAGTCGTCTATCTCTTTATTTGCAGGAAATATGTCAGTGTTTATGTTTGCGCTTCCATCATGAGTAAGTCGCTCAAACTGAACATAATTAACGCCAAGTGTGTTTAGCCAAGTAACCAACTCTAGAGTATCCATGGTCATTAGATCTTTGTTTAGACTAATGTTTAGAGTTATGTTGTGACCAAGATCCACAAGGGTTTTAAGATTCTTTCTCCAGAGTGCTTCCTGTTTGTCGTTCTCAAATCGAATGTTCTTGTCCCAGCTGGTACAGAAACCATTCTTTAAAACAGTGCTGAAGAATTTTAGATGCTCGTCTGTTAAATTAAAACAGAGATTAGTTGAACATGACCAATTAAGGTTTGGCCATAGGGGTGAAACTTCTTCCCAAAGTTTATACATATCTTCAAGTGGAGCAAGAAATGGTTCGCCACCATGAAATATGATTGCTCCACCACCGAATGTTGGACATTCGTCATGGAGTTTATTAAACCAGTCTATGGTTGTTTGGGGATTGAAGTAGATTTTCTTGCCATTAACACCATTCGTGAAACAGTGTTTGCAGTTGAGTTGGCAAGTTTCAGTTGTCTTGAGATAGACAACTAAGTCTTTCGGCTTGAGTATGCTAGAGACAGGTGATGTCTTAAAGAATGTTATTGGCTGGACATGCATCAAAACTCATTATAAAATTACACATTCAACTAATTTAATACCTGCGTCTAAGTTTGTTTCTAATGCGATAGCAAAAGAATTTTGATGTTCGCCACTTGTAGCATGACCATCAGGCATAGAAATTAATGCATGCCCTTTTCTGATTGGACCAACAACTAAAGTAGGGACACGACCACGGAGAGCAATTGCCTGTCCAGGTGCTTCATCATTCATTAAGAACGCAGGATTTGTAGAAACAACACCTAGAACTCTTTGGCTAACACCAAAACTTTGAGTCGCTTCAGCACCGCTATCGTCATAAGACACAACAACAACTGTTCCTGGAACATACTCTAGATCAGTCGTATATCTTTCTGCCAAGTCAGCGTATTGAGCAGTAGTAGCAGTACCATAAACAGTACCGAAACGATTACCAGATTGACCGATATCACCTGAACCATTAGAACCAGATTTAGTAATAGATGGTAAAGTAACTGCGCCAGAAATAGTCGCAGTAGTTCCAACAGTTAAACCAGCAGATAAAGACAAAGAAGCCAATGACACAGAACCAGAACTATTTAAGTCAACAGAAATATTTCCAGATACACCATTACCATTGGTAATAACAAGACCATTACCGTTGGTAACAACTGATCTTTGAGTAATAGAAGCAGAGCCAATACGAACATAGATACCAGTGCTAGTCGCAGCAGCAATACCTGTTAATTCGTTTGAGAATGGTTGAACATCAGAACCAATCTGAACACCAAGATTAGAACGAGCAGCAGAAGCTGTTGCAGAACCAGTACCACCATCGGCAATTGCCAAAGCAGTGCTAAGTCCAGAAATTGTTCCACCAGTAATTGCAACACCACTAGCATTTTGAACTGCCATTGTTCCAAGACCAAGATTAGAACGAGCAGCAGAAACTGATGACCCACCAGTACCACCATTATTGATAGCAACTGTTCCGCTAACATTGGTTGCATTACCAGTTAAAGTACCTGTAACATTACCTGTAACATTACCAGTCAAATTTGCGATTACTGTAGTAGCACGAACTGTTCCAGCAAAAAGATCTCCGTTAGAATCGCGAAGCGCAATAGTATTTGCTGTAGCAGCAGCATCAGAAGTATATCCATCCAATAAATCTGCATCTAAACCAGAACCAACCCCATCAACAGTTTTTAATTTGGTAAGAACATCAGCTGCAGTGTAACTGGCTGCAGGTAAAGCAGCGTTTAACTGAACATTAATATTATTAAAGTTGTCATCCATCTCAGCATTTGAGAGAGGACTTCCTTTAACAGTGCGTAGCGTAATTGATGCCATTAATTTTCCTTATTGATCAACTGTTGTAACATAGATTTTATGTCGTTGATATCATTTTCAAGTTTATTTATCTTTTCATTTTGGACCTGGACTTGATTAACTCTTCCAAGCATAATATCTCTATTTCTAAGATATGTTTCAAACTCTGATTTATTTGTATTAACGATCGCATTGGAGCCCAAATCTCTTACGAGAGATGGGTTTCCTTCAACATGTAATATATTTTCCATTATGTGCAAGCAACAACTCTTAGATCTCTTACTCTTGTTACTTCAGAACTATTTGTTGAAGTAAATACCAGCTTAACAGTGAACGCATCAAAAGCAGTCAAACCAGTTATTGTGTAATCAACATCGGTAAAAGGAGTGTCGCCATACTGAACTTTAGGGAACAGAGAATCAGGTTGAGCCAATGTATAATTAATGGTCGAGTAAGCATTCTTAGTTCCAACTGGACTTGTTTTATAATAAACTGCCAAGTTAGAAGCTGTTGGAGAATTAACTGACATACGAATTTTCAATGTATTCGCAGCAGATGCCAAACTTACTTTCTTAGTAACATACTTACTATGAGTAGAACTACCCCATGGGGAGATCTCATCAATGAAAGTGTTTCTAAACTTAATAGTAAGAGTATCGCCAGCACTAACTGCAGTAAGAGCCTTATTAACTGTAACTGAAGAACCATCAGCAGCTACCGCAGTAATCATTGCTGTAGTATTATTTGAAGAGGTACCAGAACCACTAATCTCTAGATATTTTCCAACCTGCAATGTGGCCAACAACCCTTTAGTAGTGCTGTCGGATGTCGACAATCCAGTTGTGGTAATATTAATCTGAGTTTGACTAGAGCTGTTAATAGATGAAGAGATTAAAGAAATCGCATCAAGATCGCCATAGTTTATATTCGACTCAGTAGGAGCATTAATAGTATTGCTAATTGCAATCAATCCCATTCTGTTGCTATCAATTACTGGAGAAACAGCATCATTAGTGGTACTAATCTTCGCTTGAAGAGTAACAGTTTTTCCAGGAGTTGCCATCAAACTTTGGTTGGCAACAGAAGCAATAAGTCTTGGAGTAGACCAATAGTTATTTTCATTAATAGCAACTGCGCTGGCAGACCCATCTAAAGTATATGGAGACTGAGTGTTGCTCGTATCATTAATTGACTCGCCACTAGTAGTCTGCATATAGAATACAGTATTAGTGTCAGCAAAGTCTTGATATTGCGCCTGAGGATGAGCAGCGTTGTATTGAATATTTCCAATAACAGTTACAGTATCACCGCCAGAGTAACCAGTTTTCTTACCAGTAGTTGAAGTTGCGATAACATAAGAATCGTTATCAATAACAACTGCCACTGTTTTCTGTCCGTAAATTTCTGTAACTGGAATACCATTAACAGCTGGAGCAATCTTAAATGCGCCACTATAAGTTACTGCTGAGTTAGCAACAAGAGTCGCTGTAGTATCGCCAGATGTTCCACTAGCAACTGAAGCAATAACACCAATCAATCTTGGAGATGATTCAGCAGTATAAAGAACTGCGCCTTGTCCACTTGTTAATGTTCCGATATCTGTTCTAAACACAGTACCAGTACCAGTAACTCCAGTAGAACCAGTATTTACAGAAATCGTTCCAGAAGTTGGAGTATATCCATAGATATTTCTTGTGTCGTTATCAGAAATAACAGCATAAGAACTAACAGCTAATCCGTGGTTAGGATGGAATACTTTGAGTTTAGCTGAACCAATATTTGTTTCAAACGGATTATTATCAAGAACAACTTTATTGATAATATCATTAGCAAACTGAACAGTACCAATTGTGTTAGTTGCAAATACTGCTCTGTTTAGTGTGAACTTCAAGTCTTGGTCTTGGTTAGCAGTCCAAGTAGATCCGTTCTGCGATTTAAATAGAACACCAGCGTATGGTTGTTCAGAAATCATACGACTAGATCCTGGGATTTGATCTCCCATGTTTGAAATCCATGCCTTGTAACTATTAGAGTCAGAAGAAACAACAATAGCATATTCACCTAAATCCTGAACATATACAGGAGAAGGGAATGTAAATCTTGTTGCTGTGTTGTAGTCTGGAACAATTGTTCCATCTGGTAATGTTACAGTTGTAGATGCAATATTAACTTGTTCAGGATTCAATGTTACCTGTGAGTATGGTAAAACTGTTTTTCCTGGAGCACCATTAACAACTTCACGAATCTCAACATGAACAGGAATTCTCTTATCTTTGCTAGCAAAGTATAAATCAACTGATGTTAAGAATGCACCACCCTTAGATTGAATCTGGAAAGTTTGAGCAAGTGGGTCATAGTAAACACTACCAGAACCAACAGTTCTAGATGTTGTTTGTGTAATAGTTTGATACTGTGGATCAACTTGATTCTGAACAAGAACACCATTTCTAGTAGACATATATGTCGCTTGTTTAGTTTCTAAAATGCCTTGAGCATAATACTGTCCATTACCCTTACTTGTGTATGTAATATCATTTGTTGATACATCAGTTAAAGTAAATTGGCGTTGACCAGTACGGAAACGAACAAGATCAGTAGATGGAATGGTAAATAACATTTGAACTTTACCATTAATATCGCTGTAGATAGAGCTACCAGCAGTTTTAATTGTATCAACTGTAATAGCAGAACCAGTTAGTAGGCTAATACTTCCTACGATTGATTCGCCAGCAGTAAATGTGCCCTTAATATTCACAACATAAATGTTTCTTGTTGTAACATTACCAGAGTTATCTAATACTTTTTCTGCTCCAACAACAACAGCAGTAGCACCAGAAGATTGTCCTGTAATAACATCACCAGTATTCAAACAAATATTAGAGTCGCCATTAATTAAGCGAGCTGTGTCAGTTGTATTTGCTCCAACATTTGAAGTTGTATCAAAATCTCCAACAGCAGAACTTGTGTCAGCAGTTATTCCATCAGTTTTGTAAATAGTAAAAGTAATTTTAGTTGCAGGAGTGCAATATGAATCAACAGCAACATTGTCAAAGAATGGATAGAATTTAGTATATGGTTTTAATCCAGTTGTTTGTATCAAAATATTTCTTGAACGAATATATGGAATAACAGCAGTTGAAAGAACTCTATCATTTACTAATTGAGTGTCAATCTTAGCAACAACTTGTGTATTAACACCTGTTCTTGATTGACCAATAGTAGTTGCAGTTGTTTCTGTTACAGTATAAGAACCTGCTACGCGACCCCAACCACCATTTAAAGAGAAATTCCCATTACTATCTACATTCGCATAACCAGCAGCTGAACCAGAAACAGAACGACTGCTAACGGAAGTTCCAGTCCACTGCGTTTGCCATGCATTCCAAACAGTACCAAGAACACCTGCTTTTTCAGCAAGCGTTGCGATTGTATTAAAATCGCCTTCTTGATTTTGAACAATATCTGGTCGACGATTAACCTCGAACCATGTATCGCTTGGTGGATTTAATTGAACATTACCCAGGAATGTAAAAATTGAAAACGGATTAATATTTTCTAAACGAGAAGCGTATGGTTGAGTGATAATTGCAGAAGTTGTGTATGGCAATGTAATTAAATCGCCAGTAATCTTATAATTTGCGCTAGTGCGAGCTGAATCAGTTGACACTTTTTCAATTAAGTTTACATTCTGCATTGAAAAGAATGGACGAAGTTCATTTTTCTCCATGTCAATAGAACAGTAATAATCAATGTTATTTGTGTCGCCGACATTATGTCCACTAAAGTTATCAACCATAAAACCATTTTTAAAACGATTTAGACCAGTAGCTGGATCAGTAATAGTTAATGATTCTGTTTGTTGTTCTAATAACGACAGCGAAGTATAATATTCGATATTATTAATTCTTGCTTCTAACTTACCGATATCACGCATTGTGTATCGTTTGTTTTCAATTTTTGTTATATTAACACTTTGCGCAGATGTTGAAAATGTATATGGCTCAAGATTTAATGTGTAAAGAACCATCGCATCGATTGGATCTGGTGGTTCTGCTGGATTAAGAGCAGGAGTTCCTGGTATGTCAAAAAACTTACCCTTAGAATCAATCGCAATTTTATCAGTTCTAGCCAAATAATATGAAAAATCTGTTTGAACTTCTTGGCCACGCTTAGGAACTAAATTAGAACCTGTTTCAAAAGTAACACCATCAGTAGAAATTCTTGGACGGAAATCTATGGCATCTCTTAAGTAGATATTTCCAAAATAAGGAATTCTCTTGTAGTCGACATCTTTATAAGAATTTACTGAACAATAGTCTCCACCACTATGTGTGAAGTATTCAAATGTAACTTGAACTGGACCACTCGGTACAGTATAAGATGGTTTTAAAGCAAGTTTCGCAATACCATAATAGGTTGCTGTTTGACCATTATCGAAATTATAGTAATCACTAATATCAATAGTATAAGAACCATTAGGACTTGTGAATGTTCCAGCATCCATAAGAACGCTGGTAACACGATAACCATCAGCTTGACCAAGACTTAACAATGTTGATTGAGCAGCTGCTTGAGTTGTAAAGGTAACTGTTGCAGAATTTAATGTTTTAACTTTTTCTGTACTTGAAGAACCAGTTTTAATAACAGTTGAAATTACAGAAAAACGATTGGTGCCAACATAACTTGTTCCAGAAAGAACCAGATAACCAGTCGTTGTTCCAATATTACTATCGATCGGCTCAACAATTAAACCAGTAGTATTATCAATAACAATATAGTTTACTTTTGTGTATGGAGCAAGATTGCCAGCAGTTGTACTTAAACTTACTTTGGTATTTCCACTGAAAGTTGTTCCAGCAAGACCATCAAACTTTTGATATGCGTAGTAAGTTGTTCTGTTTGTAGTACCATCTGCAGCACGCAATGATTTAATACCATAGTATGGTAGTTTAAAAATCATTGTTTCGTTTTGTGGTTCTAGAATAGTAGTTGAAACTCTATCAATAGTAACACCAGTTACAGTTGTTGCTTGATCAACAACGATAGAGTTTTGCGAAGAGATTGTAACAACACGACGATATGTTCCACCCAGAGAAACATAATCACCAACAATCAAATCTGTTTGGAAAGATGTTCCAGTACCAGTAATTGTTGTGCTTGAAGAAGCAGTTGCAGAACCAACTAATCTAGTTGCAACTGGAACAATATCAGCAGAGAAATCAACAACTGCACCGCCACCAGAGTTGTCGTAGTAAATTGCTTTAACATTACGCTTGAAGTCATAACCACTAGACATTTTGATATCAAATAAACCAAGTTTATATTGACATGAAGTTGAACCAACTGTTCCTGAATCATATTCAATAAAACGAATACGAGCAGTACCAATCAGTCTTGAAGAGATATATGAAATACCAGTATTAGCCGATGCTGCGTTTGCAGTCAATGTCATCGAAGTATCAGAAGCAATACTTAATACAGTACCAATGGCTGTTCCATCAGTTTTACGAATAATACTTCCAGCAACATGTTGCGTTAAAAATTTTGTAGAAGTACCAGTAACTGTTGCTGAACTGGTAGTTGTTGTAATAGTTCCTGGCTGAACACCTGATGGTGGGATTCCTGGAAGCGCAGTGGCTAAACCAGTAGTAGTGAAGTTTGCGTATAATCCAACTGTTGGGAAAGTATCAACGAAAGGAACAGAGTTTACAGAGTTTACCAAAACATAGTTGCCGACTGTTGCTGGTTGGAATGCTCCAACAACCTGAACTTGATGAGTACTATCGCGACACTTGTCGATATAGACATACTCTGTTGCTACTTTTTCAATTTCGTAACCATTAACATATGCTTTTCCTGGATCAAGAGTAATCGCTAATTGATCATCTGATCCGCTTTTACTAATTCCACGGTTGAATGTTGGAGCTACAGTATATTCCCAAAGAATACCACCAGATCCATCATACTGAGAACCACTAGTATGTGAAGGCGCAGAACCTGCAGAAGTTCCAGTATTTTTAGCGGTATAGTATTTCCCATTAACTAAGATAACATCACCAATTAAATAAGAAACATTAACTGCTGTCCATGTTCCGCGATTATTATCTCTTGCTTCGCGAACATCAACATTAAATGGGCGAACAGTATAATTTCCAGATTCGTCATAAGTACGACGAGCCAATGTTTTTTCTAATTCAGAATATTGGGTTGTGTTAACAATACGAACAATTTGCCCAGCTTTAACTTGCAGCAACTCAATAAAAGTATCATCGCTAGTGCTGTTTAATGGCAACTTCGTTAGAATTAAATCAATATGATAACGATGTGCGCCTGGAGCAGCATAGTTATATGAAGTTTGAGCATTATCTAAAAGAGTAGAATCATCTTCAGGGGTAATCTCAGTTTCAATAACATTTAAACCAACACGATAATCAGGAGTGTTAGTATATTTTTCAAGAACAATTACTTGCTCAGCAGTTGTATGTGGGTCTGCACAGAGTACAAAGAAACCATTAACATAGTATATGCCACGCTGAACAGTTGCTAAAGAACCAGTTCCTGTAGCAGAAGAAGAAATCGCTTGAACGCTTCCAGAAACAGATTGGTTGGCGTCTAATGTTAATACTTCACCATCAGCAAAAACCTTTTGCGTTCCAGCTGTTCCACCTGTTGGAGTACCTGCTGTAATATAACGAACATAAATTGTTGTTGGATCTGTTGATGTGGCAGAAACAACTTTAATAATCTGCGCTTTGATTCCGCTTGTACCAGTAATATATTTACCAGCAGTAGACTGAATAAACGATTCAGTTGTTGCAGTTCCATATGTTGATGTTAATTTAACATATTGAGCATTACAATCGATAGAAACTTGTCCAGGAACAACCATTGCGCCCTGTTTGTAGATTGCGCTGCCATGTCGCTGAATCTGATTCTGCAGAATGGTTTGGAGTTGGGTTAATTCTCTGGCTTGAACAGCAAACGATGGACGAAACAAAATGCGATAGAATTTACTATCTTCGTTGAAATCATCATTATACGGTTCGGTATTGAAATCTAGCATGTTTTACTCTTCTTTTATAATCTTAACTATTTAGTTAGAATGTTAT